GTTACGCGCTTCAGCTTCGACATCTTGCAAAATACCTGGGCGGTCTGGACGATAGCCATTGCGATATTTTTCAAGCAACGCGGGGTCCATGTAACCTGTCTGTTGTGGCAATGTTTGGGCAAGAACAGGACCAGGAATTGGTGGAGTAATCTGAGAAGCTGGCGCAACTGATGAATTTGTAGGAACCATTGGACCACTAGGATTTCCTATTGCCACCTGGTTGCCTGGAGCGCCAGGTACAAAGCCGTTCGATTGAAACGATTGTCTTTGTGGAGGCGCGGCGGTTTGAGGACCACCAGCAGACGTTCGTAGACTGCCATTCCTATTTCTGAATTGATCGTACAGTGATTGCGACATAATCTAGAACCTTTTATCAGTTACCAAAGATATTTCCTGTACTTGAGTAATTTTGGCCGTAACCATAGCCCTGACTTGCTCCACCAAGAGCAGCCATGCCTGGATTAGCAGTAACACCTACAGGATTATCTGGCGACTGGGTATTGGCTCTATTCAAAATGCCTTGTTGATACGCAATTCTCTGCTGAAGCTCAAAATCTCTAGATTCGTTAAAGCGGTTGTATTCGTTCTGCATACCGCCCTGTTCGTAATCGCGGAAAGCTCGACCGGCGCTATTCATCCAGTCGCCCATGCGGCCCATCGTATCAATTCCAGTCATGTATGCGTTTCTCTGCCCAGCATTTGCGGACATAGAATCGGCAAACTGTTGATTCTGAGCGTACATAGAACGATCTGTCAGACCGTCCATAATGCTGGCACTTACGTCAGCTTGCCTGTCTGAATAGCCACGGTTGGCAATTGCATCGGCCATACCGGCACGGCTTCCATTCATATTGCCGCTTGCGGATGCATTTTGATTTATCCCTGGCAGCACATTCTCAGTAAGATTGCGACGATCATCTCGCATCGCAGCTTCGATCAGCGGCGACGAATTATTGAGCGCATAATCTTGGGCTTTTGCTATGCGATCTTCTTGAGAAGAGTCATACAAATCCTGATAATTCTGACCAAAATTCTGACCACTCTGGGCCATGTTGTAGGCGCCTTCAGCGTTCATCGCGCCCATGTTGCCCATGAAATTAAGACCCGCTGTTTCATAGGGATTCATGTCTGCGTAGGTCTGGCCCTGGTACGTGCCTTGATCTATAGAATCGTTTAGAGCGCCTTCCGCGCCCGTGTAAGCGCGTTCTAGAAAGGGCTGATGCAAACGCCAAGATTCCATCTGCAAATCGGCTTGCCGACGTTGTTCTTTACGCTCTTTACGGCTTGCGTTATAGCCTAAAGCTGCGTTGCCAACCATGAATGCTGATGCGGGGTCGCCCATTTTAAATTACCTCTCTTATATGAATCTCTCTGATACTGCCGTCCAGACAACTGACGTTTTTTAAAAAAGAAAATCCATAAAGTTTTAAAAGTTTAATTGCTGGGGTGTTGTTTGCGGGATTGTAAAATACAAACAACGGAGAACTTCGGAGCGACATCAAGGTTGTGAGATCGCGAAGCATTGATTGTTTTACGGTTGGCGTGTAATGAACGTGGACATCAACGTGTACAAAAGTGAGACTTTGATACTGTTCGTACCAAAGAGTGTAAAAAGAATTCTCAAGCACTACCGCTTTTAGGTTTGGGGGGGTGTCGGCCATGTGTCACCCCCAGTCATGTCTCGCAAATGCTGTCGATACGTCGTCCACTGAGATTTGACTCCCGCGTTGAAATGTACGTCGGGAAGCTGCGTGTAATCGGATGAAGCAAGCAGCCAATCGCGAGTCTGTCGCCAAGGTGGCGGCTCTGGATCGACAGCCACTGGTGAGCCATCGACGATCCTAAATTTGTCGCTCGGGTACTCCCCCTCAACGTAGCTTTCGTCTTCAGCGACGTTAGCTGCCACGTTGCTGGCTATGGTGGTCAAATTACGCTTGATGTCACCAGAAGCTGTCGAGTAGATGGTGTATTTAGTGCTCATCTGTAAAGCTCCGTGGCTGACAACGAGAGGTTGTAGATTCCCAACTTCGCCGCACCGCCTACAAACTGAGTAGGCTTGGCATACACTTTGAACGTGTGCAACTGATTGATCGAAGAATTCGTAAGGGATTTTAAATCTGAATTACCAAAATGGCCGGTTAAAAGACCGCCAATTAGCAGATTATTCATGCCCTGCAATACAAATTCACTACCGCTTCCAACTGTCAGCCGCAACTGAACGGAATAGGTAACTCGCGCTCCAGACGTTAGCTGGCTACTGCTATTGACCGCCGCATTGTTAAAATTTACTGCATAAAGAACTTCGCCAGTTGCCGTGGGGGTAAAAGTGAGACTTCCAACCTCGGTAAAAGTGTTCAGCGTCGATGCATAAGCCGTTGTCACGACGGCGTGGTGCGGATTCGTTACCGCGTTTAGCCCGATAACATTGCTGCCGATCTCCACGTTCTGCATCCTAACGACACCATTATCAACTTCAAATGGAATTTTGTCGGTGCCTGGGGTTTGAATTACGAAGTGATCCGCTAAAACTCTAAAATCTGACGTTGCTCCATTGTTACTGAGCTTGACCCCCGAGACGTACCCGTTACTATCCAGTAGAATTTGGTGTCGCGCATCTACCTTGCCGTCAAGAGTGACAAGCGCGTTAGATTGTTGCGTAACAGTAGCGGACAAACGAGATTGCTCTGCCCAATAACTTGTATTTGTTGGCACGGTTCCGACAGGCGGGACAGCCGCAGCTTTAAATACTTTACCGCTCTCGTGGACTACTTCGTCACCAATCGCATATTGGCGCGAACTGTCGAAATTCGTGCCGCCCGTAGGCGGGACACCGATTCGCGCAGAAACAACATCTGTTCTAGATGCAATGGCTTCTTCGGCGGTTACTCGTACAGCACGTTCAGTGTTAATTGCTGCGGAAACGTCGGAGGCAACTGTGGTCTGAAACGTCCAATAGAGAGGCTGTGTCGATGGTATTTTTCCTGTCCCAGCTTGGACACAAATATACAAAAGAGCGCCGTAAACAGCATATTCACCGACAGCGTAGGTCTTTGAGCTGTCAAAATTGTTATTCACGGTTATGCCAAATCTGGCGCTGAAATTGTCTCGACTAATAGCAATCGAACTGTTGGCTGCAACAATCAAACCGTTGGCTGTAACGATGTCAGCAGCGTTATCGCCTATATCTCCTTCGGTTGTTGTGACACGGCCAGACAAGGCAGTAACAGAAGTGGCAGCAGCATACCCAGCCGAAGCGTGAGCAGCAGAGGCTGTAACAACGCCAGCGGCGACTTTGGCATCTACCGTATCCACAGCATCCCAAAAAGAGGCATTGGGCGGCTTATTAGCAACTGCTGCATTGTGAGACTGACGCGCTCGATACACAATTGCGCTGACTACAGCTTCGTCGCCAGTGGCCGCTGGAGGACTGTCACTATTCACAGAGCCAGCATACGTTTTGCCTGATTCCCAAGTGTCAGATACTGCTGCACCGAACAACGCACGTTGAGCGTTCACAACTTTGGTAGTCGCAGAATCCGCTGTCGCTCTAGCTGTGGCTTCTGAAGTGATTGCTGCACTGTTAGTGCTGTCGCCACTGCTTACTGTGGCGGCTAAATTGCTGACTGATGTTGCGCTGGCACCGTTGACACTCGCTTGCGTAGTCACAAAAGAATCGAAAGTGCCTTTGTTACCTTCGACTTCAGTCGAGACATTGTTGACGATTAGTTCGTGATTGTTAAGCGTATTCTCGACACGCTGCAACTCATCGCTAAAGTAAGTCTTGAGTTTGTCCTCGTCTGTGATGACAGGAACAGCTTCACGCTTGTATTTGACGGTAGACAGATCAGCAGTCATTTAGCGTCTCCCGAGGACATGGATCTCCGCGTCAAATCCGGTAAAGTTGAAATCTTTTGTGTCAGTGACAGTCATCTTATAAGAAAGATAACGCCCAGACGCTCGGCTGTTCATTTTGTAATCGATAGCCGCATCAAAAGATACCGTGGTTTCGTAGACGGGAGAATCGTCGATTAAATTAGAGGCACCAATCGTGAAATCAAAAGTTTTGCTGGAGTTCTTGGTTGTCGCCTGTGGCGTAAATGCCGTGATGTATTTGTATCCAGTCAGGGGCGACTGTTCATCCATATCAATGCCAGTCCGCTCAACATATGGAGATCGATTTGCAGAAGCGTCAATTGGAAAACCCAAGGTACTACTGTCAGCAAAATCTAAGCCGTAGAGGCTTTGAGTAAGACCCAAGCTTGATGTACCGTTCCCGACAAAGAGCAAATGCTGGTCAAAGCCAGCCGATTGAGAAGCGTAAGTACCGCCAGTATTTGTGTAATTCCCAATCGCTGTTACATAAGACGCTGATGAAGCAACATTCGCAGTGGTGCTGGCGCTGACATTCGGCAAGTCCGAGAAACTCCAGGTTTCAGTTCGGTAGTTAAACACAGCGGCTCTATTACATCTGTCGCCGCTCGTGAATTCAGACATATCGTCCAGTGACTTGTAGCAAAACATGATTTCTTCGACGGCATGGTTGTGGACAACAAAACACCTGTCGTACTTGCCGGTGTCCATCCCCCCAAAAATGTAATCCTTTACGCGCTGGTCGCAGATGCTCACTGTCGTGTGAGTGTCGTGCATATAGATGTCATCCTGATCAAAGACGTAATGCTTTCGATCTACTTCGACGACACAATTCTGATTGACGACACCAAAGCCATCAAACAACTTTCGGAAGTTAAAGATGAAAGTGCCACCCACAAATTCCATCAACCAGACCTGATCTGATGAATAGAGGATGAAGTTAACACCAAGCGCAGCGCCGTCTATCAAGGGCTGCTGAAGCTGGACTAAATCGTTAAAACCCGCGCTCTTGGTAGTGTCGCTGGCGTCCCAAGAGTCTGGCACAGAGTTCGCTAGAGCCAGGTTGGACCACCGGACACGCTGACCATAGCTGTTACTGCCCTCGGTCATTCCGATACCGAGTAAGAAGTCACCGAATGCTTTTAACGATTCAGTACGCCAGTTTGCGTCCCAGTTTGGGAGGACAAGAAAATTACCAGTAGCTGCTGCAGGACGGTAAACAGGCACACGATCCACGCGATTGAGATAGTACACATCAGCAAGCGTCGTGCTCGTAAAAGTGTTAAGACTTGAGGCTGTTGTTGTCAAAGAGCCGTTCCGATAATTCATCGTACCATTCACGTACTCATACATATTGTAAGCTGAACTCACGCAGAGAACAGTGTTAAACCCACCCCCCGCAGGAAGAATACCGAAGCAATGACGCATATCACCTTCAATACTGCTTTTGACATTTCGGAAGACGGGAGATCTGGTGACTGACATCTCATCAAATCGCACATTCTTAGCACGGCTGAAAGCATTCGGTGGCAACCTCGACGGGGGAATGTCAGTAATGCAGCCGACGCTGCCAAGATCTTTAACCGGCATCAGTGCCACGGATCACCTCCTCTTTTATCGGCAGGTATACTTGGACAAAAGCACCGCAATCTTCAGCAGCGCAACTAAAATTAGACACCGTATCGAAATCAGCACTCTCGTCGTCGAGGTCGTGGTCGCCACCCCATATAAGCTCGCTACCACAGTGCCAGCAATTCACGCGGTCCTCTTCCACATATGGACGACGAGAAATGGCTGCACGATTGTGTGGGCTGTGTCGCCTCCAGTCGAGGCCGTAGCGGTGTTGCTAGGGGCACCAAGGTCACCCCCGCCGGTGCGGTTAACAGAGTTCCCAGTGTCTTGCATAGCATCAAAAGTATGGGTGTGCGCTGGCATCTCGTCGATGGTTAACGTGTGGGTCTTAGAGCCACCAGTGGCTTCTACAGTCTCAAAGTCAGTGTCCGAGGCATCTATACCTACCAACACTTTACCCGCGCCTATGGCTTCCCAAGTGCCGCCAAACAAGGTGGTGGGGTCCGTAGCGACAACAGATGTGAATATGGCTCCCACTGGATAAGCCGTGAGACCTAAAGTAGTCCCCAGGAGGGCTACTATAGATGCCGCAGTTATCCCTGTGCCCAGGCTGGGGGCGCTACCGTCACTGGTGATTGCGGGTTCCACTACACCCAGCAGGGTCTTAACTTCAGCACCCGTGATGTCTGTGTTGAGCGCGGGTACGCTGCCGTCACTCGTGATTGCCGAAACTGGCTCCGCGACCTTCGCATTGATTGCTGTATGGGTGCCTGTGATGGCGCCGGTGACCGCTGGAAAGGTAGCTTTAATGGTGGACTTGAGCTTACGCAAGTGGTCATCAGCCTGGCTGACAGCGTCAGTTGCTGCGGGGTTGGTAACATCAAGGTCGCTGATGTAAGTTGCGCTACTCTCGAAACCCATTGTTAGTACCTCTCAAACCATATGCTGTAGATCATCCACCCGAGACGGATGGACTTGAGTTCGCCTTCGATGCCCAGGCGGTCTATAGTGATGTCTAGCTCCGGCAGAAAGTGGATCTGACCTTGTCGGTAGAAGTCATCTGTAATACTGATTTTCATGGTGGGACTCTCTTCAACAAAGCCGGACAACAACAACAACAATCGGCGGGTTAAGCGGGATTTTTGAATCGGCTGACATTGGCATGGCATGGGGGCCAAAATTCGGCCCTGGAGTCCCGAAAACATTTCAAAACATTTAAGTCATTGATATACCTAGCGTTCTAATGTAAGGGATAATATATCCCTTGCGGATACGGGGCGTTGACTGGCAAACCTGGAGACATTTGCGACATTTGCAATAGAAAAATATATTGGACGCCGAATTCGTGTCTTCTTAAGAAATTGGCACTTAAGTTAACTTAAGCCAACTTCGTTATGTCAGACGTCCTCTATAGACTCTTAGTGTACTTCAGTGCTCTAGTCCTTCAGTGCTCTAGTCCTTCAGTGCTCTAGTCCTTCAGTGCTCTAGTCCATAC